TTTTGCCGTTCGCGTCAACCACCCAAACCTTCGCCTTAACGCTCTCAGCGAGGCGCACAGGCTCACCGTGGGGGACGTAAATCACTCTGCTCGCGCAGCTCACGCTCATGCTCGCGCACACGATCAAGAAGGCCGCGCTTAAGATCAGGTTGTTTCTTTGCATCTTCGCTTGTGACATCCTGCTTCGTCAGCGCGTGAAGCCAGATGACCAGCTTCATCACCAAGTCGGCCAAGAAGTTCATTACTGTTTGTCGGCGTTCTTCTTGTTGTTGATGATCGACCAGGCGACACCGAAGATGCTGACGATAGCGCCAACGATTTCAGTAACCTGATCGGCGCTGGCCAATCCTTTGGCAACGATGAATCCACCGGCAGCGGTCAGGACATGGCGGATGAGGGAGGCGATGTTAGGGTTCATTTGTAGTTTTTGAATTTGCGGTAGAGTTCTACTGCTTTCACGGCGCAAGTGAGAAGCGCGGCGAGCGCGCCAAGTGCCAATGAGACAGTCTTGAGATTCGGATCGGAGAATACTGCGTTTCCAAGAATTCCGATGGCCGGACCACCGACGCCGATTGAGATGTCTCTAATAAAAGCGTGGTGGTCCGTCATCGTGCGTTGTTAGTTAGCGGCAACTTCCTGAAACGGCTGTTTGGTAGCTTCTAGGATGAGTTCGAAGAGAGGAAGTCCGGCTCGGATATTGTTGATATTCCCAGCCTTCATTCCGATTTCAACGAGTTGCAGCAGGGCGTTTGTTTGTTCGATGGTCAGTTCAATTTTAATCATGCCGTCGGAATCTTAGCGACAGCATCATTCTTCGCAACCAAAACCGAAACCTTCGGCACCCACGGCAGCGGCGGAGCAATCACCGGCGGGTTGATCTGGTTCTCGATTTGGAGCGAGACGTTCGCTTCGATGGCCTTTTGATCGACGCCATTGCTGAAGCACCAGCCGAGGACTTGCTCAGGCTTGAGGTCTTCGTAAGGCGTGAAGTCACCGCTCGGCGCAGCGAACGAGCAGGAGCCGTAGCAAGTGCCGCTGTAGGTCTTTGCGTCGTCGCCGGTGCCGATGGTTTCAATGCCGTTGCAACGCCAGTCGGCGGTGATGACGACATCGGTGAGAGTGCCTTCTGTCGGTTTAACGAGAAGGCGTTCGATGATCCAAGAGATGTTCATGGTGGTATGGATTAGGCGGCTGCGATTGTGGTGATAGTGCCAGAAGATCCACGGTACTTTAACGCGCCGGATTCGACGTAGAGTTGGCCCATGCCAGCGGGAGAAGTGGTCGGAGCGGTAGCGTTTGCAAGACCAATGACCTTAGCGGCAGAGGTTCCGAATGTGCTAACCCCCACGCCGACGTTGCCGCCACCTTCGCACATGGTAATGTTGTTACCAGCGCGATTGAGGGCGAGCGGCTTGTTGTACGACTGAATGTCAACTTGCGTTGCATTAGTATCAACGCCAAGAATACCAGCCCCGCCAGCGGTTCCTTGAACCGAGAATCGACCGAAACTACTCGGCGTAAGCCCCACGCCCAGCCCCGCGGAATTCAGGGTCATGGCGGTGCCAGCGACTCCGCCGACGTTTCGCCAAGTATGGATACCATCACCAGTAATCCGGTAACGCTCGGTTATTGCGTTTGAAACATTGGTGGTAAAAAGCTGAAGATAACCCTGAGCAATACCGTTTGATGCTGTCTCTTTCCGGCCAGAAATGCCTGCAAACATGTAAGGAGTGGTTCCGTTGAAACCACCACCCAAAGATAGCACGCCGCCAGTGTCGATGGCCTGCGAATCAGTCGTCAAGATTGCAAGATTTCCGGTATTTGTAACACCGAGATTTGCATCGGAAATGCTTGCACCACGAACTTCCAATTTGTTTCCGCCATAAAGTGCTTTTGTGACTGAACCGATCAGCACGGCATCATTCGTCGAATCGACAAACAGCGTGTTCGTGTCAACCGTCAGATCGCCGGTGATGGTGGCGGTGCCAGGAACGACGATGTTGTTGCCGCTCGGGCCGACTGCCGTGTACAGCTCCGTAAAATTCAGATTGCAGTAATCGAACGAGGTCCGCAGCGGCGTTCCCGTTCCGTCGTTCGGAGCTGTTCCGATATTGATCGTTTGCTTTGCCATGTGAAGTATTGAAGGGTTTTACCGTAGATTAAAATTGAGTCTCGTCCGCCGTTATCGATGTCACGTCAGCCGTAACAACGGTCAAATCCGCCGTCAACGGAAACGCAACAGGCGCACCAGTCACATCGTAAATGCGATTCAAAAGCGCAATCTCAAGCATCTCCATCTCCCACGGAGAACGACATCCGCTCGCCGAAACCTCGGAGATAAGCTCAGCAGCTTCCGTGCAGGTGATGGATGATGCGTCGGCCATATCTTTAGGTTGCGATGATGAACCAAGCCGTTCCGTTGCTGATAAATTGAGCCTTGGCCCACTGCGTCGTCAAAGCAAGAGTCGCCGCTCCGTCAATCGTCTCAGCGCCAAACGGGTCAACAGTCACGTTGTTCGCCCCCGCATTCACCCGCTTCACGAAGAATATCCGCCCATTAGCCGTCGCCGCCGGGGGAAGCGAAACCGTAATCGCACCCGATGTTGAGTTGGCGAGAATCGCAAAATCACTCGAAACAATTGCCGTGGTTGCCGTGACAGATCGAACAGTTCCAAATCCCGCAGCATTAGCCGCCGCCGTTCCAGAACCATCAGCAATACGATTGAGAAGTGCCAACTTAGCCATCTCACGCTCCCACGGTGCGCGACATCCAAGTGGGCTAACCTCACTCAGTAGCGTTGCCGTTTCTGCACAAGTAATGTCAGCCATACGCTTTTATAATTTAGGCCATCGGACCAGAACCACGGCGCATCACCTCAGCGATGAAGCCTTCGCCGCCGCCGCCACCAGCAACCTCCTCTTCCTCCTCGTACCCCTCCTCCTCACCACGCTCGGCCATCTTCTTGCCCTTCGACTTCTTCTCGTAGCCTGGGATGACCATGCCATCAATCTCAATAACCTCAGCCTTGCCGCCCTTGCCAAGAACGATAGTCGCCATCGTCTGGAACGCCTCGCCTTCCTTCAAATTCTCAGGAATCTCAACGCCTTCAGGGATGGTAAAACTCGGCATACGGGCAGCATCACTTCGTGGCCTACTGTGTCAATAAAAAACCCCTCACCAAGCCTTTCGAGCCGATGAGGGGTTGCCGCGTGTAGCGGCATTAGACACACAACCTATGAATCAACCCGACGGCAAAGATAGCCAAAAACAAAAAACCCGCAAGCCTTTCGACCTGCGGATCTTTCGTATGAACCTCTGATCGATTACGAGCAGATGATCTGCGTCAAAGCGCCAGTGCAACGACGGAAGATGATCGTCATGCCCTGGTTAGTAAATACTGGCTCAGATGCGTGAACGAACTCAGCGTAATGCTGACCCTTCTTCTCCAGCGGATCGGCGCAATCCACATCGAGCTTGTAGGCACCCGTCACCCACTGCCACTCGCCCATGTAGTTGGTCGGCATCCAGCTCAAATCACCAACGCGGTTCACAGGACGCACAATGTGCGACTTGAAGACGTACGGGGTGACAATGAACGCAGCCTCGAACGGAGCAGTCACCCAGCTTGAGTTGACGCTGAACACAGTACCCTTGGTGCCGCTCGCGCTAGTAAACGGCTGAACCAGCGTGTACTTGCCGCCAGCATAGGTAAACCGGGGCGGGAACAGATTCGGCACATGCCGGAAGTTCTTGATGACCCGATTCGCGCCGATGCGCTTAAGCAACTCAGCACCGCTGCCACTGCCCATATCAGCCTGACGCAGATCCTCACGGAACGCCGGGTTGTTCTGAGCGATGCGCTGCGAAGCCTCCAGGCCGATGTACAACGGGAAGATCGGGCCGTCGCTGGAGTAGCTGATGAAGCCAGAGCTATCAGGATTCGTTGCACCATTGCGGATCAGTGTAGCAGCCGCGACATCGAGCATCTCCTGAGTCAGCTCAGAAGTGGACTGATTGAGCGCCTGACCAGCCGATCCGGTCTGAATCCAGGGGAACTCATTCACGCCAGACGGAATCGTCTCGACCTGAGTGAAGGACGAGTCGGCCACTGCCTTGATAGCGAACTTGGCGAAGGTGTTCTGGTAACGGGTTTCCCATGAACGCTGTGCACGGATCGAGAGCTTCTCCAAGTACACGCGGAGGAACGCCTCGACGCGATGATCGAAGGTTAAATCGTCCTTACACAGGAGCGGACCTTTGAGAGCGAAACGCTCAGGACTCCAAGTGACAGCATTGTAGCCGACCGGAACGTCATTGTAGGTGACATCGCAAGCGCCACCGTTTTCGCCACTGGCGAGCGTGATGGCCGACCACTCCTCAGCCGCAGTCGGCTCGATGGAAGTGGTGGTGAACGAGGTCTGGGTCAAACCAGTACCCTGAGGATACTCGCCGCGCTCAATCATGTTGAGCCACATCGAGCGGTACGAGGCGCGTTTGTAAACGTCCTGCGCGAGCGACTCAGTCGCAACGGCGAACGCATTAAAGACATTAGGACAAGACATGAGATGAAAAATTAAACCGACGTTATGGTTGGCCAACTATCCCACCACACAGTGGATGATTATCCAACCTATTACCGCATGCGGAGCGTCACTTCCACTTAGACAGTTTTGCGATGGCTGACCAAGCCCCCGCATTGCTTAAGGTCGATAAGCCGACTCACGCACAGAAATAGCCAATCTGTCAATCAGAATGTGGCATCCGTAGGGTTGGCAATAAGCTCATTCTGCGTGGCGACGTAAGAGCGATAACCCTTGATCGTCTGAATCCTATGCGGCGCGATGATCGTCTCTCGCGCTATCATTCCACGGTAAGTGTACGGTCCTGGGAATGATCCGGTCATCAGAGCATAGAAATCAACAGCATCAGTCTTCACGCTGTTTTTGCGAGCGTCCACCAATAGCTTTCCATTGTCGTACTTGGTGGTTTTGACATCGACGCGATAACCGGGAGCAGGATGAATCGTCGCGTCGTAGAACGGGTGCGGGGGCGGTCGGTCGGTGTCCAAATCAGGATACACATTGAACAAGCGACAGAAAGCAATCTCGCCAGCAATACCCTCAAGATCGACGGCATGCGGCGAATCCGAGCTGATCTTTAGGTTGGTGATATTGAAATAGCGATTATTACCGTTTCGATGACGAGCAACAAAATGCGACAACTTCTTTTCGCAGTAGGTTAAAGTAATACTTTGACCGATTTGAATTTTGTTTATCATGGTCAAAAAGGTGGAAAATTTTTGAGGGGGGTATCGTAAACGAAGCCCACCCCCAAAAGGGGTCTACCCCCAGGTGTCGAACCTCCTACCTAATCCGTGGAAAAACAATCCTTTTCTGTCATAAGCAAAACTGATGCTGACTATCAGTTTCCCTGCAATGCCCAATGGGTGTTATGTTCACTTCGAATCGGATTCGCCCGTGACGTTGACCTCCGTGATTCGGTCCGGCATCGAACCGAGCAGATTGATGCTCACGCTGGCACTCTCACCTTGTTCGGACCAGCCGAACACCAGCGCCGACCGCTTGGCGACGCTCCCCAGGATCTGCTCCCGTGTTGATTCATCCTTTATCCCGTCCAGGTCATAGCTGTCGATTCGCTCGAGCGTCGACGCGGCATCGGCAGCCAGTTTCGAACGCACTAAAGCCGATAGACTTTCTAGGGATTGGGTTTCTTTAGTGGAAACTATGTCCCTCATTCCCCGTCGAAATTTCGTCCAGTCGTCCCGTGATGCCTTGGATTGCAAAGTGGATTGAACTATCCCCGTTTCGTCTGAAATCGCCTTCCACGACTTGCCAGCCAAATAAAGTGCTTTGGCCTTTTCCCATTGCTTCCCTTTCATACCAAGTACCTTGCAATCCAAGGTAGCCTTCCGCAATCCGATTTGTTCCACGTGGAACAATTAGCTTCTCTGATGACACCACAACCTATTGTGTCCCCTCAACCACGACACCACTACATCTTGTATGCCACTTTAACGTTAAATTTCGCATTTTGATTTCATCCGAGGGTAAGGACACTGGACTGTTTTCCCATCCTGACACTGTCCGCTTCAGCATCTTGACACTGTCAAAACCACGCAAAACCCCAGTAAATCCGCCCCTTTCGCCCCGCTCTAAAAATATTTCAAAAAAAGTTTTGACTTAATCACCAGTCCACTCTAGTCTGTCCTCGTCATGAAAAACCAATCCATTACCCTCATCAATCCCATCACCCGTAGTGACATTAAATACTACGGCTTCTTCCGTCATTCGAACGGAGAAACGACCGTCAACACCTACACCGTACCGACGATCGAATCGGCTCACAAGTTGGCTATCGAAGACGCTCACCGCAACGGATGGAAATTGCGACGGGTAACGAATCATCCGGCATCGTCCTGATCCGGTCATCGTCCCCAGCCAGTCGGAAGCGGCGGGTTGTGGACGGTGAACGGTTCACCGATCAGACCATGAAACACTCAACCCTCCAACACCTAGCAATCGCCCTGGCAGTCGTCGCTCTCACCCTCATTCAAGCTTATCTAGAATCGTCCCTTAACTTCACCCCCAACCACTAAGCAATCCCATGAACTATCCCGAAACTATCCCTGCCGCCTATTCCGCCGATTCAACCTTAGAGCGCGCCTACCGAATGGGATGGAATCACGGCCACGGTATCGCTTGTAACAATGTCCCGTCAATCGGCGATTCGATTTGTCCTTCCGTTGACGACGTTGGACTTGGCGAGGTTGTCACATCCGACAATATCGCCGAATACCACGAATTGATTTGCTTTGATGCCGAAATCAATTCCCGCCAGTTCTCCCCATTCGAATTCGTCGCCCATGAATTCAACGAAAGCGACGACGCTAACGAACTATGGGAAGCGTTCGAATCCGGTGCCGCCGATTCAATCCGCAGCGATTTGAACGGCTATTCATACGTTGAAACCGTTTGATTCCCGATACCCTGCCCATCGGCAATCGGTGGGCAGCAATCGGCAATCATGCCGAATCCAAATCACGAATCCTATGTTATCCAAATCCGAAGAAATCCAAATCCTTGCCGAATGCGCAGACCGTCTCGGCTCCGACAGCTATTGCGGCGATTGGCTCCGCGAGCAAATCCCATTTATCGAATCAGACATTCGCTCGGACTTCGCGCCGGGAGTTCTAGCATCCGCATCAATTCAGGATTGCGCGCGCCGTTGCGCTGAGATGCGCGCCGATGCTATGCGTGATAGTGACGGAATCATTTCCGATGCGCGCAAGGAGGCCGAAAAGATTCGGGAAATCGCTTGCAAGTTCTCTGAATCCATTCGTTCCGGTTTGAAACGAGAACTCGAATCGGCATTGCACCAAATCGAAAAGTTCTGATTCCCCGCGCGAGACTATCGGCAACGGTAGTTTCTAGCGGCGAATCAAAGCCGATCAAATCCAAATCAAATCCCATGAAAACCATCGTCACAGAATATCAATTCATCGACTCATTCCGCTTATGCGGCCGCGAAACTCAATTCAGCGTCAACGCACGCCGCGCTCTTTTCGATTATCTCGAATCCTACGAGGAAGACTGCGGAGTGGAACTAGAACTCGATCCAATCGGGATTTGCTGCGAATGGGCCGAATATCCCTCCGCGAAAGAGGCTGCGATGGATTACGGTTTTTTGTGGAAAAACACGTTCCTAACTCGGGAGGAAGCGTCACTTGAATGGCTCCGCGAACAAACGCAAGTCGTCGAATTCGACGGCGGACTGGTAATTCAACAATTCTAACCCATTCCCCGCGCATCCATGAATTATTATGTCATGAAAACCTCACTGGCCATCGGCTCAAAGCCGTTGCTTGACCACTGGTCAAAGTCCCAAAGCGACGCTATCGCCTATGCGCGCCAACAGCTTGACCTTTGGCGTGAGGTAGGCGTTGCCAATCCTCCGCGCTACGAAGTCCACTACAGCGGCCTTCGCGGCTCCGCCCTTTGGTCAAGTCTCGACTGATTGACCTATCCTCCGCGCATCATGCCGAAAAGCGTGCTGCGAAAGGGTAGGCCATAAAGTCCTTCCTCAAATAATCCATTCCATGAATCCAAAACTCATCCCCATCCTCGAACGCATCATCGCCCGCGACTCAATTCTGTCGTCGTTTGACGCGAACAACCTACCTCAGGCCGCGCTTGCCTATGTACGCCAGCATTATTTGAACGACAACTTCCTTTGGCTTACGCCTGGAGAACAGGACTTAATCGAGGAACTCCCTCCGTTCGCGGACAACCTATCCGAATCCATTCGCCCCGGCGGTGGCATCGGCAATCCCGATTCTTCCGTGTACCACCTTTTTGACGACGGCTCCCTATGGCTCAAAACGAACGCCTACAGCTCCGTCTGGGCGGACGCTACCGACTTTGCGGTCGAAATACTTCTCCCGCGCATGGAATTATCCCGCATGGATGCGGATCTTCTCCGCGCCATTGACATGGACGATGCGGTCGAATCCGTTCGCGACGACTTTTTCTCCTCCTTCGCGCATATCCTGCACCGCGATTGCGGCATCCCGCATTGCGACGCGCGCGAACATTGGAACGCCTATTCGCGCCAGCTAGGCGACTCCGCGTGTGAGTCGATCGTCCTGGGCGGCTCCGAATCGGGCCGCGCCGAAGGCATTCGTTTCGCGTCTGAGTACAGCGTCAACGCCTGAACCAATGAAAACCCATACCCCCGGCCCTTGGTTTGCAATTCCAACAACAGCCATTTCACGCAACCCTGATAGCCTGCGAATGGACATTGTCACGACGACTGGCGAATGGACTCCAGCATTCATTGCTGGAGACATACTGCCCGAGGATGCGCGCCTGATTGCCTCCGCGCCTGAGCTATTATCCGCCCTCGAACGCCTCGCGCACCCAATGGCCGATGACGATGATCTGGACTACGCTCGCGACATCATCGCCAAGGCGAAAGGGCATCAATGAAGGCCAAAAACATTCTTAAATCAGACTCCGTGCATGGCATGAAAGCGGGAACATGCCTAACCTGTCTCGACAACTATTTACTTTGTGAGCATCGAGCGGAAGAGAGGAGTGCGGAACAGCGGGTTTGCAAAGCGGTTGCCAAGTGCGTGGAATCATTGAAAAGTGGCAATCTTCAACGGATTGCCTCGCGGCATGAGCTTGAAAGCGACGAATTTTCATCGGCATTTGAGAAGGCGTTGAAACTTATGTAATCCCACGAATAAACCTTAAAACCGCATCAAATCATGCATCCACTGCTCTTATCCGCTCTCATTCAGGTTGAATCCAACGGAAACCATCTCAGCGACGAAAGTCTCGCTCGGCTCTGGCAAGGTGGGCCAAAAGCCTTTAGAAGATCATCATCACGCGCGTATGGCCGACGGATTATGCGCGAACTGGAAATGCAACTCGCAGGTATGAATGAAACTCGACAGTAAAAAACCTATTTTCAACGGACGGTAAAACAACAGAAACCAATGAAACTAACCATTCAATCCAAAGCCAACGCGCAAACCATCGTGGACCTGTTCAACGCAATCGTCACCGGCGAGGTGGAGGAGCAAGGCGCGACTCCGTTCTCAATTTACGATGACGACAAGCACATTTGCTCGCTCACGGGCAAGGACGGCCATCAAATCCTTGAACTCATCATCGAACGCGAGGAAGGCGACAAGTTGTGTCCTGGAACTCCTGACTCGGAAACCGTATGATCCGCAACCAATTCACCCCACCCAAGTTCAAGGTCCAATTGTGCGGTGCAATTGGATGGTCCGATTTGAAGGAACGGGTCATCAGCCATCGCATGGTCGAATTCGATACGCGCAAGGAAGCGGAGACGGCGGCAAAGGAATTGAACCCCGGCGAGTACGGTCAAGGTCGGATTCGGGTCGTGCCGACGACATGGCCGGAGGATTACGATGTTTATCCGGTGGTGGAGCGGGCGAAACCATGAATGTTGATTTCCAAATCGTGAAGGTCCATCCAGACCTGATTCTTTACGTCGATGCGCTGCAAAAAAAGAATGCTGAAGCCTTGAGCTTCTATCCGAAGTGCGTTTTCGAGCGGGAATCTGAGAATGGCAGGATCTTCCTCGGATTGCTGAACGGTCAGCCGTGCGGCTACCTTTACGTTGGCGCTGCCGGTTCCGATGTGAAGTGTCATCAGGTATGCATCGAATACGACGCAAGGCGCAAACTCTACGGGGCTGCACTTGTTGCTGCGATGGAGGAATACGCAACCGGAGCTTTTACCGTCACCCTGCGGTGCGGGTTCGACCTCGACGCAAACAGGTTTTGGTCTGAGATGGGATACAAGTGCATCGCAGTTCAAGACGGAGGCATTCGCAGAATGCGGAAAATCAATGTTTGGAGGAAATCACTTCAAGAGGAGCTGTTGACTACCGACAAGACGGTTCAGCCAGCCAGCGGGAAAACCGATGCGTCGGTTTGGCGTAGGAATAAGAACACCGGCATCGTCACCCAGTTCGTTCGAGGAAAAGCGATGCGTGATTATCGAGCGATGATTATCGCATCAGAGAAGATTTCTTCCAGCTAACTTCTCCGCCGTCTAACCGTAGGCCACTTCAAGCGTCCAAAACCATGCCATTTCATCGATTCGATTCTAGCGCGGTCATGGGCGAAACCGTCCGTAGAGCCGCAAAACACCTTCCGAACGCTCTACGGGGCGTTTCCGCTCCAGTAAACAGCATATCCATCGAGCGATTGAGCGGTGTTCGCAGCTTTTCCCACTTCCGAAACGCCGCGACACCGCCGTTTAAGGCGGGAGAAAGCGAGCGGTTTCGGAATATATCCCCCTTTTTAAGAGGGGGTATTGTTTATTTTTAGATAAAATAGATACAACGCTAAGATAAGTTTCGGATGTCGAAAAGTGTCGCATCAGAGATTTAGTTGACAGTGCCAGAAATGAGTCCCACATTGTTTTTACCATGAGTTATCTTGAAAATGGAGCCACGCACCGCAGCATGTTCCGGCTGATGCCGCCCATGCACCATGATGCCGATCCAAACCGCAGTCAGATCATCGCCCATATCATGGAGAACACCCGCTGGAATGTCGGCAGGGCAGTTGCTGCCTTCAACAGCATGCGAAACCCGAGGTCGAGAGTTCTGGTTTTCGACAAGACGCATCGAGTCTGGAAGGGGTGTGATTGGACACCTTCGCACAAAGACGCCAGCGAGCAGATGATCCTTGGCGAACTGCGCGAGTTGCAGCGGCGCGTGATTGCAATGGATTCAGACCTGAAGAAAGCCACGTCGAAGATTGAAAAACTGGAGCGAAAGTTGGCCGACCGAGATGGCGATCAAGACCAAGAAAAGTGGGAGAGTCGCCCGAGAAATCAGCGCAAACAGCCCACAAACACGACCGAATCACTTATCGCACAGGCATGGAGCTGAAAATCATTTGACACCATTCCAGACAACTGCAACACTACGTCCGCAACGATGACAATTTTTTGGCAACTGGGCATAGAGCGCGCCGAGGTGGCGCGACAGGGTGTTTTGGATTTTCACCCGTGATTATCACCCAGTTGCCACCCCCCTTTAATGAAAGTTTATACGGCCAAACAAACGGCGGCGATGCTCCAAATCTGCTGCGAGACGCTAAGGCGAATCGTTCGCAATGACGGCATCCAGCATAGGAGAGTTGGCCGACGAATCCTTTTCACCGAGTCCGACATCGCGGCGATTCTTGAGAGTCGAGCGATGGTTGGAGCTGTGAATCCGTACGCAAGCAAGAAACCAAAACAGCAGACAGAGAATACAACCTATGAGCAGCAACCTAGTTCCAACGACAGTAACGCAACCCCTGAGTCCTGACTTCTACGACCGCATCGATAGTCCGATGGATGCGGTGAAGACGATGGGTGATTGGATAGCGCATTCCGGCATGTTCGGATGCGTCAAGCCTGAGCAGGGATATGTCCTTGCTCTGGAATGCATCGCCAGCCGGATGACTCCGCTTTCCTGGAAGCGCGAGAACCATTTGATCAACGGCAACATCACCATGAAGAGCGAGTCGATGCTTTCTGGTCTGATGAATGCTGGCTGGGACATCGACTGGATTCAGTTCGACGCAGTCGCCGCAATCGCCGACTTCACCAAAGGCGCGAAGAAGGTTCGCGTCTCATTCACCGCAGATGATGCGAAGCAAGCTGGCCTAATCCCCGCAAAGCCAGGAAGCGGCTGGGCAAAGTTCCCCGCTGAGATGCTCCGTGCGCGTGTCATCAGCAAGGCGACTCGCATGCTCGATCCGCGTATCACGCAAGGCCGCTACACGCCCGAGGAAGTGGCCGACTTCTCTGTTACGCCGTCAGCACCCACCGCATCCACTCCGACGCGCCAGACGGTCAATGTGACGCCGGAATCGACCTTCTCGCTGACAGACAAGCTGGAGCAAATCCTCGAACCGCACAGCGACATCGCCAATGCGTTTCTCATCAGCAAGAACCTGATCAAGGAAGGCCAGAACTTCCGCGATGTCAGCACCAAGGTGGCCAACATGATCATCGCTGATTCTGACAGCTTCATCATCAAGGCGAAGGCATTTTCAGCTCCTACACTCGAATGAACCCTAAACTACTTGCATACGAAGAGTCTCCAACCCGAATCGACATTTACATCGCTGCCTTGCTTCAAGGTGCTGTTGAACGTGGCAACTTAAATCTGAGATGGAATGAGGAGGCGACAGAAGATGACATGGAAGTGATTGAACGCATCGTTGCCGTGGCAGTAGCGGTAGATGGAATGAGAAATTACAAAGGCCAATGTGAGGCAGACAAATGAGCATCCAAAACCGCCACATCAATTTCGACATGCCAGCCGAGAAGTATCACGCCGTTGACGCCCTCTCAAAGTCGATGATGACCAAGATCCTCAAGTCACCGGCGCATTACAAAGCCGCGCTGGAGGAGCATCAAGAGCCGACGAAGGCTATGCAGCTTGGCACGGCGATTCATACCGCTGTCCTCGAACCGCAACTCTACTCTCAGGTTGTCGCCGTCGTTCCACCGGACATCGACGGCCGGACCAAGGAGGGAAAAGCATGGAAGGAGCAGCATAAGTCACGCATTCACCTGACTCACGCTGAAGACATTGATGTCCAGGGCGTCGCCAACAGCGTCCGCCGCCATCCGTTCTGGGACATCATTCATCTGCCGCACAAGATCGAGGCGAGTGTCTTCGCTCAAGATGAGGAGACTGGCCTACCTCTCAAAGCTCGTCCCGATCTGTGGGTCGATAACGGCACATTGGTGGACGTTAAGACCACCGACGATGCTTCGGCTGAAGCGTTCTCGCGAACCGTCACCACGTTCGGCTATCACATTCAAGCCGCTCACTATCTAGCGATGACCGGAGCGGAAAACTTCATCTTCGTAGCCGTCGAACGCAAAGCTCCGTACGCCGTCGGCATCTACAAGCTGGACATCGAGTGGCTTCAGGCCGGTGAGAACCTGCGGCGTAAAGCCATCTCGACGCTCCATGAGTGCCGCGCACTGGACAGTTGGCCAGCCTATCCGACAGCAACGCAAACGCTTTCATGCCCAAAATGGGTGCTGAATAAATCCGAGAGTTAGACCACAATCCAAATCCCTAACAATATGTTCAAAGTTAATCGAAAAGACGCCGGGGGCAGCTACATCAATGCCGAGGGCGAGTACATTGTCACCGTCACCAAGGTCGAGGAAACGCTCGATGCAAAGGGCCGCGAGGTTTGCAAGGTGACATTCGCAACCGAGGACGAATCGAGCATCGTCGACCGTTTCATCAACCAGGCGAACGTCTGGTTCCGCGTGAACCAGTTGGTTGCTGCCACCAACCACAATGTGCCGGATGGAACCGAGGTTGACTTCCTTGGTGTTAAGGGCAGCTACGCCAACTTCTTGAAGTCGATGATCGGTCTTGAGTTGGCCATCACTGTTAAAAGCAGAAAGTACGAGCAAAATGGCGAGACTAAGACAGCGTTCGACGTAAAGAGCATGAAGGCAGTTTCGCCAACCGCTCCCGACTCCGACGAAGAAAAGCCGTTCTAAGCGGGCCAAGGAGGGGTGCGTATTCCTAGGCAACGCACAAATAAAACTGATGAAAGAACGCAAACCAAAACGACCCACCGCAAAGATTTTAGTCGTCAGCGACGACACGCACAAGCGACTCAAAGAATACGCACAAAAGAAAGGTTACAAACTACAATACGTGGCAGACGAAGCGGTCAGTGAATATCTAAAGAGACAGGAAACGAAATGATCAAAAAACAAACTAAATCAGAAGAAACAATCCGCCTCACGTTCAAAGGAATTCTTTCTATCTATCTGCCCGAGGCAGTTATGAAAGAAGTGTACAACGCAATCGAACTGTATTGCCGTCGCAATGGCCGGGGCATTGCAATTAACGAAGAGAACAGATTGGACTTTGTGGAGATGCAACGAGTGGAGGAAACAAAATGAACAAAGAACAAACAATCGAAGCCATCCGCGTCATGCAAGCATTTGTGGATGGGAAGGAAGTGCAATTCCGTTATGTGGGACTTGAAATATGGGACACTCTAATCTCACCCAAGTGGAATTGGAGCGATTGCGAATACCGCATCAAACCCACCACTGTCCTCCGCCCGTGGACTGCGGATGAGGTGCCTCTTGATTGTTGGCTTCGCACCCGTCAGGGTGACAATAGACACAAGTGGAAGCCTCTTACTATTCAACCACTTGGTGTAATTACCGTACCGGTAGGAATTGGTAATTGGTGTAAACTACATACTTGGGAATTTCTATCCAAAAATTGCGAACACTCCATCGACAATGGCATCACATGGCTCCCGTGCGGGGTGATGGAGGAATCGAAATGAGCGCATCAATCAACGACGGAGGACCGGCATTTCCTACCGAAACATCAGATGGACATCATCACGGCATGAGACTGCGCGACTACTTTGCGGCGGCTGCTTTGCAGGGATTGATGGCGAAAGTAGATCCAGAAGATCATTGGGCGGATTATCGCGCAAAATGGTCATACGAAGCAGCCGACGCAATGCTCAAAGCGAGGGAGGCCAAGCTGTGAGCGAACAAAACAAATATCCATTAACGCCAGTTTGGTTCGCGTTGGGTGGTTTTTTTACAACACCAGTCTTTGCGGCATTGCTGATTTTGGGAGCTGCAATTTTGCTTACAGCATGGCCGTTTGTACCGGTGATTTTTTATGTGAAAAGGAAAACTGAATTACAACAGACAAAGGAGGACAAGCCGTGAGCGATACACCGAGGACGGATGAGTTTATTGGAGAATACAGTGAATGGTCGCCAGCCAAGCCTAAAAACTGGCCTGCATTTTCCCGCCAACTCGAACGCCAATTCAACACGGCCAACGACCGCATCAAGCGGTTGGAGGAGGCTCTGACGTGGTACGAATCCACGGTTTCAGACTGCAATCGTCACGGACCGGAAGGTGACGTTGCTCGTGATGCGTTGGCAAAAGATCAAGGGCGCAAAGCCAAGGAGGTAAAGCTGTGAGCGATACACCGAGGACGGATGCGGCGTATAGTATCTACGAGCTACGAAAAGTAGCTCAGGACATCGAACGCGAACTCTACGCCATGACTATGGAGCGTGACATCGAAAGCGAACGTGCGACGCATTATCGCGACAAGTGGCAATCCGCAGAAGAGCGCATCAAGCGATTGGAGGATGAACTCAACGAACTCCGATCAGATGCAGCTGGTTTGCTAAAATACAATGAAGAGATTGAAAGGCGCATCAATCGGATCTTGGATGTGGTTGATAAAATGTTTCCGTGGTCTGAGCGTGTTGGTCAGGAGTTTTGGACAGCAGCCAAGGAGGCCAAGCCGTGAGCAAAGACAAACTTCATGAACTGCTGTGTCAGGTATGGCATCGCGACATCTCAGCAGATGATGCATTCGATGAATTGGAAGACTTGATCAATCGCATCGCCCAACTAGAGCAGGAGAACGACGCCATGCGAGCCGATCTGCTGCTGTGGAATGAGAAGGAGGAGAAGTTGTGAAGGTTAAAAAGAAAAGCACAGTCATCACAATCGACTCAACGCTTCATTCCGAGCTTCGTGCTATTTGCAATAAGCAGGGAATCAAGATCGGATTTCTCGCTGAAAAAGCGGTGAGAGAAATGCTGGCAAAGATGAGCAATACGACGCAAGTAAGCACATCCTTGAGGGCAATCACCCATTAGTAAGCGATTCGTACCGTGTGGTACGGACAATACCCTCTGGCCGTCATGAAGCGGCGGTCGGGGGGACAAATTTCCTAAAACTATGAATCTAAGAGAATACCAACAGAAAGCAGTCGAGTGGGCCAAAACTAGCGATGGACTGATCATCGCACCCGCAGGCAGTGGCAAGACATGGATTGCTGCGAGCATCATCAAGCACTTCCAACATGGCTTGGGTGGGGCTAGATTCGGCTGGCTCGCTCCAACCCGCGAGACATGCCAGCAAGCGCGCACATCGCTGAAGGTTGCCGGTGTGCCTGACGAGGTAGTTGAGGTGCGCTGTCCGCATGAGTCTGTGGACTTCAGTAAGAAGGACATGCTGATCGTTGATGAGTGTTTTCCTGCTTGGACAAAAATCGGAAGCAAGACAATCAGCGAAATCAAGGTGGGAGACATGGTTGACTCTTACGACCACAGTTCAAAAACCATTGAAAAACGCCGTGTTCTTGATGTTTTCAAGACTCCAGCTCCCGACACAATGGTGACAGTTTGGACTGAAAACGGACCAGTCACTTGCACTTCAGGCCATCCATTCTGGAACGGATTCGAGTATGTTGCAGCCGCCAACTTGACATCCAGCGATGTGGTGGCCATCATTCCAACGCATGAACATGGAATGCAGAGAGTGCGGTTCGATGACCGAAAGAAACGGTCATTTCTCAACAACTCGGAAGCCGGTTTGCGAACAATGCAAAACCGTTCTTCGTTTCGAGAAAAGGAAGCGAGTAGAAACTCAATGTGCATGGTGCAAGACGCCAGTCACATGCATGGGGAGAACTCCGGCTCACAAGAGTTTGGATGCTCTGAGGAGGGGGCGAGCCTACTGCTCGATTCAATGTCGGGATTTGATGGTTTCAAAAATGAGTTCGGAAACGATGTCTGCCACAAACAAAAGGATGGGAGACAAGATTTCGAAATGGATGAGCGCAAGAGTCGTTTCAGATCAAACCAGAAGGCGCGTCTCGGAATCGCTGAAAAAGATTGGCCACAAGCCCAAGATTCGTGGCGGGAATGGAACGGGTTACACATTTGCTCAACACCAGCTTTCGTACATGTGCAACCTTCTGATGGAGTATGTGATACTTACAGCGGGGAGCGGAATGGCCAAGGTTCCAAATTGCTACAAAGTGGACTTGGCAGAACCATCAGTGAAGCTGGCGGTGGAGGTGGACGGACCATCTCACAACTCAATCAGCAGAAAAGCTGCGGACAAAAAGAAAACCGAAACACTCAATTCGTTAGGGTGGTGCGTGTTGAGGTTCACAAACAAGGAAGTCCTTCTTGGTTCGCAGCAATGCGCGGAGAAGATTATGTCTACAATTTCTCGGTTGAGGGAAATGAGAACTACTTCGCCAACGGAATCTTAGTCCACAACTGCAAGCATAGTCCTGCTGCCGGATGGCGTCGCATCATCGAGTCCTGTAACGGGCCGCGTTATGGCTTCGATGCTACTCCTTGGTGCGACGATGAAGACCGCAACGCCGTAACACGAACGCTCTTCCGCAATCGTCAGTACGAAATCAAACGAAGCGACATCGGCGATTCATTGGCCGACGCTTACCTTCAACTCTCCGACGCAACCGATCTGAATCTGAAGCAGAAGATCGATGACAACATCGACCGGCTGTTTGTAACAAGACGGCGGCATATGCGGATAAGTGACGACGAATTAAAACGCATGTGTGCCTGGGAATCGCTTGTGAACATCGGCATCTGCGAGAACCGTGGGCGCAATGATTACGCCATCGACTACGCCGTGGAGTATGGCGACATGCAGACGCTCATCCTTATCCCTCGCATCACGTTGGGTGAAGACTACGAAAAGCGCATTCCCGGTTCACTCCTCGTCCATTCGAAGATCGGCAAGAAGCAGCGCAGGGCGGCGATGGAGGAGTTCAAGGTTGGCAACCTGCGGACCATGATTGCCACATCATTGGCCGACGAAGGGTTGGATCTTCCCAACGTCGAGCTGCTGATTATGGTCAGCGGCGGTCGGTCGTCGCAGAAGACTATCCAGCGAGCGAGTCGCGCACTGCGGAAAACAGAAACCAAGAACTGCGCGACAATCGTGGACTTTTCTGACAAGTTTCACCCCATCGGAGCATACCACGCAAAAAAGCGAATGGAATGCTACCGTCAACTCGGTTGCGTCTTCCAATGAGTGCATCAATTACAACAACAAACGAAACAGCCACGCCAACAGAGAACGTGGTTTATCTGATCGGAGAACTCCGGGGCATCAGTCGCCAAACTGAAACCAAGACGGGTGCGCTTATGGTGCGCCGCGTCATATCTGTCGCTCGTCACTGGACGGATGCGGATGGTAGGTTTTACGAAGATTACGATGAATTCGAACTGTCCTCATGGGGACAAGTTGCGGAGAAAATTATCGAGATTCAGAACAGCGCTTTGGTGCGTGTCAAAGGCCGTGTGAAGGTTGAGAAGTGGAGCGATGGCGGTGAAACCAAGAGCGCCGTGCGTATCGCGGCGGAACAAATAACGGTCCTTTGCTATTAAAATGAAATCAAACGAAAAAATTGTTGCGGTCGATCCAGGCGTTGGCGGCGGCGTCGCCGTGAGTTCGCCACATGGCATCTTCCTTTTCTCAATGCCTGAGTCATTGCCCGACATGGCCAAACTACTAATGGAGTTCAAATTAGCAGATAGCCAACTCTGGGTTGAGAAGGTGCCGAAGTTCGTGTCCAAGCTCACATCACACGCGAGCATGGCGACACTCCATGAGAATTACGGCATCATCCAAGGATTGGCCTACGCTCAAGGCTACGCGCTGCACCGCGTTGAGCCGAAGATATGGCAAGAACCGCTTGGGCTTGGCGGACGCAAATCTTGCGACACCGGACCTCAATGGAAGCGAAAGCTGAGGTCTAAGGCTCAGGAGCTATACCCGCACCTCGACGTTACGCTCAACAACTGCGACGCGCTTCTGATCCTGCACTATGCAATGGGCGGCGGCAGATGATTCACCGATAAATTCGCCGATAACCAGACTTCCAAACATGCTCTGAAACGATGCGCGAGATTCGGATTATCTCCTCCTCCTCGTACTCAGGTTTCGCTAGGTGAAGCAACTCATGGATCAGCGTATCAATCCGTTCCTTTTCGGTCTGACGAGGATCTATCTCGATCAGGTTCTCGCCTTGAAAAGCCTGACCGTAAGCCTTTATCCGGCCTAGCCTTTTTTCAACGACCTTGATCCTCATGGCGTTTCAAGAGTCGTCATCATCAAGCCAAAAATTCCAGAACAAAAATGAGCGAACCAACAAAACTGTTAGCGGAAGAAACCGACATTGAGACACTTCGAGCGGCAATCGCAGAGTACCAATGGTTGGCCAAAGTTCTCTTCAAGACTGTCGGCTGCGGTTGTGACGGGGGGCATGACCTCTGCTACCACTGCGGCCAAGCCGAGAAACAATACAAACACATAACCGAGATATACAAATGACGAACCTAAACAAACCATCATCAATCCGAATGGCGGACGCAGACGAATCGCCTTCAAGAATCGACGTTGATTACATCGATCGAAAGTACAAGGAGTGGCTTGTCCGCCGTGGATTCTCCGATGAACTTGGAAACGTCCTTGGAATGCGACGACCAAAAGGACGACGACACAACCGAATTGAACCTGATGAACTCTGAAATCACGCGAGAACAACTGTTGAAGGAAGCACCTCAATTGATTGAGTATGCCATCCTCCGTGGCTGGATAAGTAAGCCAAAACGAAAAGCCGATGAAGCATGGCATTGCAGCAAATCAGGACATCTTGACGATGCTTCAGACGATGAAATACAGGAACTTAGGAAACAGCTCAGTGGAAGTTGAACTCCTTTCCGACGACGTAGAGATACGGATCGGAGAAACCAAGTGGGCTGGCGTGGCCTACATGCGCGAAGGCAAGAGCAAGGTCTACGTTCGAACCAAAGCCGAATTCAAGGCCAAGTTCGTTCTGATCGATGCGAAGCCCTAAACTATACATCACCGCACAAGAGCAGCTCTTTGCGAAGTTTCAGTCACGCTCCATCGCCATCCAGCATTGGAGCAAGTACCTGATGACTCCCAAAGAGCTTGCTCTCCTTTTCAGTAAGTTAGAGAAATCAAATTCAGTCCTCTCCGAAATCGCCAAGGCCGACCTTGGCAAGTCTGGAGAACTCGCGAGAAAACAACTTGGAATCGAATGAGCCAATCAAAGATCGACCGTGCAAGAGCATGGCTTAGAAACACGCCAGGAGCCGTCGCTGGTCAGGGCGGTCATAACGCAACCTTCGCAGTAGCAACCGCGCTCATACACGGTTTTGAGCTGAATGCGGGGGATGCGGAGTCGCTCCTGCATGAGTACAACGCGAAATGCCTCCCTCCGTGGAAGCAGAACGAATTGGCGCATAAGCTCAATCAGGCGTCCAAGGTTCCGCACGACAAGCCGCGCGGATGGCTTCTGGAATCGCATCCCGGCATCAGCCAGGGAGGCACACCCATCTCGCCCACCGGCAAGTTCATCGTCCAGAAGATCCAAGCAATTCCGCAATCGGATTTCCGATTTTCAACCATAGATTTCTTAAAAGCCTGCTTCGAGCCGGATGAAGTTGTCTGCATCTGCAATGACATCGTAAGCGACGATGAAGGTCGGACTCGGCCAAACTCCAAAGGTACGTTCCTCAAGCGCGACGAATGGATTAAGAACCATTTCACGCCGCCCATCAGCGCCATGTGGAACGGTCCTGACAGCCGTGGTGCTTACGTCCGCGTCAACCCGTGCTTCGATGAGAGCGGTTCTGATTCCGGCGTGGCAGCATTCCGCCATGTCTTGGTCGAGATGGACGAGAAGACGAAAGACGAGCAGTGGACGATTCTCAAGGAGTCTAAGCTGCCTATGTCTGTCGTCATCGATTCCGGTGGCAAGAGCTTGCACGGCTGGGTGCGTGTGGATGCGGCGAACAAGGAGGAATGGAGCGAGCGTCGTGATGTTGTCTATCGCCAGTTAGAAGCTCTCGGAATCGATCCGAAGAATAAGAACGCGAGTAGGTTCAGCCGTCTTGCCGGTGTGATGCGCGATGGCAAGGAGCAGAAGCTGTTGGCCATCAATGTGGGCGTCGTGAACTGGGATGCGTTCACGGACTATCTGGAGTCGCAGGATATGCCTCAGGAGTTCTCGCTTGATAGCATCATCGAGTACGACCCGAAGAACGATCCTGACAATCTGATCGGTGACAGATGGCTACGTCGCGGTTCATCGCTTCTCTTCGTCGGCCAAAGTGGTTGCGGCAAAAGCTCGATGGCCGCGTATCAGGGGATGAAGTGGGCGTCCGGTGAAGCGTGGTTTGGCGTAAAGCCTGTTCGCGCACTGAAGGTGGCCTACATCCAGGCGGAAAACGACATCGCCGATCAGCATGACGCACTCCAAGCCGCTGCCCAGATGACCAGCGGCAAAGAGAACTGGGAGCGAGGATTGCGGAGCGTGGACATGCTCTTCTTCCGTGAAACGGTTCGCACCGGAACAGACTTCGCCACAATGCTCCGTCGCCTCGTTCGCAAGACCAAGGCTGACGTTGTTTACATCGATCCGCTGCTCTCTTACATGGGCGGCAATCCTGCGGACATCGAGGTATGCGCGAACTTCACGCGACACCTGCTCCAGCCGATTATGATGGAGACGGGCGTTGTCCTGGTACTTGTCCATCACTTCCCAAAGCCGAAGGGAAAGGATGACAAGCCTGAGAGCGTGGCAGATTTGGCCTACTCAGGATTCGGATCGTCGGATCTGACGAACTGGGCGAGAGAGGTGATTGTGATGAAGGAGGTTGGCTTCAACAACCCGCGCAAGTTCATGCTTGGAATGGCCAAACGGGCAGACCGTTCCGGCATGACTGATAAGGACGGAAAAGTCACCGGATCGATTATGATCCAGCGTGGCACAGGCGGCGACATCTCATGGAACTACGCAGAACCTGAGAAGTTTGTCGTGGATAAGGCAGCGGCGAAGAAGCCGTGGACGGGACGACCTAAGCGTTAGCCTTCTCACGCTCGGCACGGCGACGGCCTTTCGCAGCGAGCGATTGAAACTTCGCCTTGCCGAGCTTCTTGCGTCCGATGTAAGCCGCAAGAGCGCGAGGCTCTCTCACACCCTTCTTCTCAAGACTGCTGATGAGCTTCTCGTAACGCCCGCCACCACCAAGTCGCATCTTGTCCATAAATTCAAATAGGGTTTGAGGTTAAAACCGACAAAATCAATACCAAGCTCCAAGCGGCGCAGCTCCAAAATTTAGGTGTCGTCTTGTCCTTCGCCTCCGCACAGTTCATCCGCGCGCGGAAGTTCTTACGACGCTCAGGATTCGACTTCTTGATCGTCATGTTGGCGTCCCCAAAGCGAACCTTGACGACGTTGCCGTTGTCGTTCTTAACATAGACAGCACTCTTCTTCTGCTCGCCAGGCGTGTAGAACGGCTTGTTGAGCGTCACCTTCTTGCCCTGATAGGGATTACCCTTTTTGGAGAGGGAGGTTTTCATTTCGGAAGTTCTCCGGTGTCAGCGTACTTGCTCAACGCATCGTAAAGTGACGCCCGAGGAATGTTTGAGAACTTCTCAAAAATTCGAGCCGTATCTGCGGCGCTACGATAACCAGCAGATCCAGATGCGCGAGCCAGCGCCTTTGCTGCGACATTGTAGAACCCAGCATTTACCGCAGTTCCGATTACACCCATGATTCCTTCAACTGGTTTTCCAGCGGCAACCTTAAGAGCTGATTGAGGAATTCCAGCAACCAACTCTTCAGCAGCCTGACCAGATACAAGCGCACCGCCTCCACCAGCAGCACGTTCAGCCATTAAGATGGTTTTGTAGCCAGGAATGATGTCGTCAACAATTTGCTTGTACAGAGTCGGCCCAAGAATCTGTTCAGCTCGATTTATTTTGAAAACACCTTTGAGATTCGGCCCTTTGCCACCGAGAACAGTCTCGGCCAAAAGAATATCTTCAATCTCTCTAGCGCGAGTCGAAATCAACGCTTCTTTGGCCAGCTTATTTCCAGCAATCGCCTCGCGTTCAAGATACCGAACAACAGATCCAACATCCTTCACATTTGGAAGCAACTGAACCGCTTCAGATGCTACAGCAAATCCGGCAGGTGTTTTGGTCTGCAAAATGTCTAGCAACGCTTGAGGACCAGTTTTCTGGCCGGTGCTTTCAAGGAAATTGACGAACTTCGAAAGCTGATCTTTTGATCCAAGACCAACCTTCTCAAGTGCGCCGGGACTCTGCGTTTCTAGGTTGTTGATTGTTCCGGCAAGCTTCTTGTAGTCGATTGCTCCAGTGGCTTTGTCTGTTGCGTCGCTGACAATTCCAGATCGGATAGACGAGTACACATCCTGAAGATCGGGAGCGTTTGCAACTCCACGGGATTTCAGCGTGTTGACAAGTGATTCGACGTTCGCAAATTCAGGGGCAAGCAAGCCTTGAGCTTTGACTCCGCTGACCATTGCCTGGCCAAGCTGGCCACGCTCCATAGTTTCTGGAGCAAACGCTCTGCGAACTCCGAAAAGATTCAGCTTCGGTCGTGTCGCCGCATAAAACTCATCACCAGCAGCTCTTGCAGCAGCGGCTTCAGCACCTATGGCTTCAGGAGCCTGATCGGCAATCGTTTGGGAAAGAGTGGTTGCGAGATTTTTAACCTGTCTTTGTTGACCGCTTCCAATGGCTTCACCGGCATAATCAGCGAAATCGTAAAGCTCATCTCGAAGGTCTTTCAGCTCCTTCAAACTGGCTTTTTGAGGCACTGAAACTGTCACGGGCCGAGTCGGGTCCATCGATGATGGAGTCATCACCGTCTCTGTTCTCGACAAAATCTTCCTAGCCTCTTTCAAGCCAGAGGCGTGAATGCTTGGAATCTGGGCCAACAGTTCATTTGCTTGAGCCGCAAAAGAAGGGCCGTCGCCAACAGGCTTGAAAAGGTTGAATTTCTGATCGTTTTCAACTGCGTTGGCAGGTCCGTAGATTCTGTTTGCTTCAGCTTTAATCGCCGTCTTCGCCTGATCTGCGAGCGATTCGATTTGCTGGCCAGCAGGAACAACGCGAAATGCGGAAATATTCTGACCTTTGAACAAGGTGTTTTTCACCGTGTCCTGATATGCTTGAAGCGCCTGATCTACTGCTCGTTGCTGAGCCTGCTTCTGCGCTTGTCCGCGAGCAGATTCCAAAACGGTTTCCGCATCTTTCAGATTTCTTGAAGCGTTTGCGATGTCGTCAATTTCATTGGCACTCAGTGCGCCAAGAAGTTTTTGAGTCAACGTGTCAGCTCCTTCAGCCGCGACGCCGGTTAACTTTTGAACTGCGGTTTTAATCTGCTCACCTTGACGAGCGAGTTGCTCGGTGATTGGAGGCATCCCAGCGCGAGACTCAATTCTTGATTCAAGACCAGCAAAACGAGGCATCGCTTGACCGAACGTAGGTTGAACCCCCTCCCCAATTCTTTCGACCGTTGCAGCACGTTCTGCGGCACGTTCAAATCCAGCACCGGCTCGACCAGCGATTGCTCCCGGAATTTGAAATCCGGCAGTTAGCGCGGCAGGGACAATACTAGCTCCCGGTTCGAATTCTCCAGTTCTAACAGCCTCTCCAGCAACGCCGCCTGCTCCTTGCATGGCGATGTTTGCCAACGGCTTAAGAAAACCTCCTCCTGGAATAATTGGAGCAGCACCAGTAACAGCAGATGCAGCAATTTCTCGCCCTGAAACATCTTGCCTAATCCCAAAAAGCTTTTCGATTGTTTGACCGACCGCCTCGCCTATTGCAGATGCAAGAGCGCCAGTACCCATCATCGCAGGAATAGATGCTCCACTGCTTGCGGGGGCAGCAAGCAAAGCGGGAATAGCCCTGGCGCCCATAGCTGTTCCACGCATCATTCCGCGAGCCTCAGCTTGCGCCAATGGAGTAAGCTCTCCAGAAGGAGCGATTCGACCGCCTTCCATTGGCGCAAGCATTCCAACAGGGTCAGCAAGCTGTCCATATTCCCATGGCAAATTTTCGATTGCCTTACCAAACCTCTCCATCATTCCAACCTTACCTGAATCCTGAACCGCCTGTTCGAGCTGCTGAGGAGAACCAACCTGCTCTTGAACCTGAGCAGGAGTCAGCGCGGAGACTTGGCTGGCTTCCTCTCGCCGACGCATCTCAGCGATGGTGGATGGACCTGATGGCTGCGCCGAACCACGCAAAGCTGAAAGAACGTCGGCTTCTGTCGGCTGCGTATCAGACTCCAGAACAACCCGCTTCTGAACTCCGTTGTCATCAACTGTTACAGCAAAGCGCGGCATATGTTATTGTCCGATGATTTCAGTTGAGATGATCTTGATTCCTCCAGATGAAGGAGCCGGAGCTGATTGCGTCTGCTGACCAAACGGAGTCAGAGGAAGCTTGAACTTGGTGACAAGCTCGTTGGCCAACCTAACCTGCTCAGGACGGATTCGATACTGATCCTTGAAAGAACGAATCGTTCCGTACAAATCTTCCGCAGCCATTGCTGAAAAGTTTCGAACATCGTCCGCAAAATTCTGGCTCTTAACATTTCCAAGAGCGGCTTGGAGTCGTTGCATTTCCGTAGTCGTC